CCTTTTGATTCAAACTCAAACATTGGAAAAATTAATTCGTGTCTACCTGGAATTGGGTCTTTTTCTTGTCTATAAGACGTTGAAATACAATACACACCATTCCATTCAGGATTTTTTAGAAGTTCGTATTCTAACCACATTTGACCTGTCTGTGGTAACGGCCAAACTTCTCCTTGGTAGTTGAATGTTGTAATTGAGTGTGGGTTCTCACACGCCGCTAAGATTGATAATCTCGATTGAGTTGGGACTTCTAAAAATCCCTTTGATTGGAAAAAAGTTCTCATTTTTTGAACTAGTTCATTGTAAGTTTTTGTGTCTTTCATTTTTTTTATTTTTAGTTTATTGTTTATGTACGGGCAAAAAAAATCCTGACAATTGTCAGGACTTCTGAATTAATATATTTGTGTTTCGCAGTTTATTCTTCATATTTTTAATTAAATATAGTGTAATTTAAAAAAGTATCAATTATTTTTTGTAATATTTATTGTATATGAAAAAAGTATTATCTGAAATTAATAGATATCGACAATTGTTAGGGTTAACATTATTGGAAGACGTTAAACCCGCTGACGAATATGAAAACGAAATTGCGGAAATTCTAAAAAAAGAAAACGTATACACTAAAGAGGTTGAGGAACTTCTTTACAATGTGTTAGATATGGGTTTTAATGAAACAATAAATTTTGATTTATTGGAAAGAAACGTTAGAAACGTCCTAATGAAAAAAGGGGACAAAAAGAAAAACGTCACAAAGTATTTTGAAAATATCATTAAAGCTTTAAAGAAAAGAAAAAAAGAAGATTTTACAAGTAATGAACCTGATTTTGAAGAATTTAGTTTTGAACCTGAGGAACCATCATTAATTAAGAAGAAAGTTTATAGAGATGAATTGTACCATCTACAGGTTGAATTACTTAAAATGCAAGAATGGGTTAAAAAGACAGGTAAAACCGTAATTATTGTCTTTGAAGGTAGAGACTCGGCAGGTAAGGGGTCAACAATTAAAAAATTTACAGAAAATTTAAATCCAAGATACTATAATATCATTGCGTTAGGTATCCCAACACCTGAAGAGAGAAAAGCTTGGTGGGACCGATATCGTAACCAAATCCAAAAGGGTATGATTAACTTTTTTGACAGAAGTTGGTACAATAGAGGACTTGTTGAGCCAGTTATGGGTTATGGTTCTGCTGAGGAATATGAAGATTTTATGGAAAATGTTGAAGGTTTTGAAAAAGACTTGGTTAAGGACGGGGATTATCTATTTAAACTATGGTTCTCAATTGATAAGGAGACGCAGGCTAATAGATTTCAGATGAGACAACAATCACCATTGAAATATTGGAAATATTCTCCTAATGACGAAAAGATGCAAGATATGTGGGAAAGGTTTACTGAGTTTAAACAAAAACTATTTGATAAGACCTCAACCGTAAATCACCCGTGGGTGATATTGGACGCTAACGATAAGAGAGTTTCAGGTTTAAATGCGATTAGATATGTCTTACAAAACATACCTTACGAAGGAAAAAACAAAGAAGTATTAAATAAAGAATTTCCTGAAGCGATGACGATTTTGAAGCCTGAGGTAAATGAACAAAAAATTAAAATGCCGGATATCACCGCAGCTTCGGATAGTACAATGACAAAATACGACAAACCACAACCAATCGTAAAACCAATTGAGGTCCCTGAAGATAGTAATTTACAGGATGGTACTAAAATGAAAGTTAGTCAAGAATTTTGGGACCACATTAAATACGCCGAAGGATTGGCTAAATTGAAAGGTAAGCCAGCATTACAGGCATATAAAGATAGTGTTGGTGTTGCGACTATTGGGTGGGGTCATACGGGTGACGATGTAAGAATGGGAATGACCATTGATGAGACAAAGGCATTAAAATTACTTTATAATGATGCTAAAGAGTTTGCCGATTGTGTTAGGAATTTTTTATCAGAATGGAAATCTAAAGGTTTGAAGAGTTACATGTTAACACAGGGTCAGTTTGACGCATTAGTTTCATTAGCGTTTAATGCTGGGTGTGGAGGTGTAAGACAATCTGATTTTATACAATCAGTTAAAAAAGGGGACCATAAAAAGGCCGCTGAACAAATAAGAAATTTTAAAACATTAGGATTACAAGGTTTAGTGAATAGAAGAAACGCCGAAGCCGAAATGTATTTAAATAGTAATTATAATGTAGGGTAATATTTATAGTAATATGAAAAAGAATATTTTAATATCAGAAAGACAATTAGATAAAGTTGTTAAAAGAGTAATGAACGAAAACACTGCAAGATATGTAATGTCTCCGGAAGAATTTTTCAGAGAAAAAAATAAGGCTCAACAATATCATTGTTCATTTGAAAACAAATGTTTTATCGTTCATGACGGAAACCATCAGATTGACGTTGATGATAAGTTCATGGAAAAACACAAAATTCCAAATGGAATTGGTGGTACAATTTATCACGATGCTAAGAATATCTATTTTTGTCCTGATTTTGGTGACGACAGACCAAAAAGAACTATTCAAATATTTTAATAGTCAATTTTAATTTCAAACGCAGTTTCACCTTCAGGATTTTCTTCGTTTAATCCCATATATAATTCTATTATTTGGGAATTAATTAATATTGTGAATGTTCCTTGACCACCTTCATTATTTTCCCAACCACCATATTGTGTGGATAACATTCGATACATGAAATCCTCATAGGATGCCGGTATTTGAATATCTGAATTACCACCACTAACGTATCCGGTACTTTCAATATATCCACTATCACCCCCACCATTAAAATCAATTTTAATTTCTTCGTATCCTCTATTTGCCCAATCGTTTAGATTTTCAATCATTTCAGGGTCAGTTATCTCTACAGATGTTGAGTAATCTCTTGTTACAATGTGGTAGGTTGTAACATCACATTCTAAAGTTTTTGTATCACTATTGAATATTATATTAATATTTGAGTTATTCTCATCACATTCAATCTCTTGGATAAAATCCATATTAGATATTTTTTCGTATAGATTTTCTAAATACACTTTGGTACTTTCAGGCATTTCTATTCGTCCATTATTACTAACTGGTGAGAAATAATAATCAAAATCACATCCTGAATTGTAATACATATTTTGATATAGTGTGTCAGCACCCTCACTTTTTAGTATTCGACTTAAAAGTTTAAAGACTTTTTTTGACTCAGGTTGGTTTAAATAATTCGATAATTCTTCTGTACTCATAATAATAAATATTAGTCTTCAAATTCTAATTTAATAGTTTTTAACATCCATATTGGTTTAGTTTTTGACTCAATTGCATCAATCCATTCTTTTGCCGTTGGGATATAGTTATTACAATCTTCTTTAACGTGTTGTTCTCCTACATAACGTGTATAAACGACCTTTCCATCACTATTGATAAACTGAGACCCAAATCGTTTTTCCATCTCAAAAATACCCTCTGAATGATGTCTGAATATTCTGTGTGTTGAATGTCCGTACCAAGATTTGGTTTCATCCATCCATTCGTGTAAATGAATGTAGTCTTCCCATTTACCTCCGAATTTTTTAGAGGAACTTTTTGAATGTAAAATTGGATGTGCCATATTAGTGTTCTATTGAACTTGTTAACATTAAATCTAAATCAATTCCCATAAATTTCCATGACTCTTGAATTACCATTTCTAAACCTTCGGGAAATATCTCAATTGCAAAATCATAATTTGTTGGGATTAACTTAGCGGAAACTACGATTTGTTTTAAAGATGTCGAATAGGATAACTCTGTGATTGAAATCTCAGAACCCTCTCCAAACAATAAATTTATGTCTTTTTTATAAATCCTATTTAAATATTTTTCGTAATATTCTTTCATTAAATAAGTTTTACACCAACTATAAAATCGTTAATTCTTTCGTTATAATATAATTTACAAATTGATTTTATCCCTAATCTTATTTGTTTTATATTGAATGAAGGATACTCGATACGTTTTAACCAATAATCTGAAATAACACCTGTTTGATTATCGGTTATAATGTCTATTGCGGAGTCCGACATTTTGGTGACTTCCACAAAAATGTTTTTAGGTATGTTAATAACGAAGTTATAACTAATTTCATTCGTAATTGAATTAATACTTATGTCAATTAAATCAATAGACTCAATTATTGGAAATTCTTTTTTAAGAATTTTATTAACTTTATTAATTAATGCCTTATTTCTATCCACTTTGATTTATCTTTTCAAATAAATATAGTAAATTTAAAGGACATAGACAAATATTTATTATTATGAGAGTTAGAATAGTTAATCGAGTAAAAGATTTAGGACAAGAAAAATTACAGGTAATTAGGGATTTTTTAAAATTCGCTCAAGAAAACTCCCCATTAAAAAGAGATGTTGAAATTGTTCTAATGAGTGAACGAATTGGAGCCATGTCAACAGGTAGTGAAATTTCAGGTCTTATTAAAGTTTTGGCCGATAATAGAATGTTATTAGATATTATTAGAACTATTGCACATGAATGGACACACGAGTTTGCGGTACAAAGAAAAATAAAACTACAAGGGTATAACACCCAGTCACAAGAGGATTATGCCAATACTGAGGCAGGTATTATGGCAAGAGCGTTTGAAAAAAAATATCCTCAGTATGTTGCTCTGTTATATAATTAAAATGATATATTAGCCAAATGGAAAAGGATTTTGATTGGCTAAAAAGAATAATTGACTCCATAACATCCGACAAACAAATTGATTGTTGTGTAAAACTTATTGAGTTATATAAAATTAAGCATTGGTCCGATGATTTGGACGAATTAAATGAAGATGGGTTTAATTTCTTTGTAACCCAATTAAATAATCATTTAAAAGTTAAAGTAAAAAAATACTCGTTAATTAACGAGCAATAGGAGGTGGAGAAGGTTTTTGACCTTTAGAGTATGAGTCAACTACCTTTTTAACTAAGTCACCAGTACCCCACGGAGAGTCCGCCCATCTTTTTGCAAGTTCTTTAGGCCCCACATCGTTTTTCATCCCTTGTATAATATCTTTATAGTAATTTAATTTAAGAGTTTCAACCGTAGCATCAATTCCATCTTCTTCACTCATATAACTCTGTACTCCTGATTTACATCCTCCGAAATTATCTCTTTTTAATACATTATAACAAGTTGAACCTAATTTTTTCATAGTTGTATTAAATGGGTTGTATCTAGCCTTTGCACCTTCAGATTGTCTAATTGCTTTAAGGAACATAATATTCCCTTCAGTTACAGGAGCCCCCAAATCTTTTAATACTCTTTCATAGAATTTATCATCTCTTGATGCCGAACCCATAGTCACGTAAGAGTCAGAATCAAGACCTAATTTTTCTTTTTCTGACGAACTCAAGTATTCATCTTTAGTAAAGTCTTCAACATCTTTATCTGATGCTTTAACGTCTAACCCTGCCTTTTTTAATAATTCAGTTGGGGATAGCTGTGGATATTGTTTAGTTAACTTATCAACCTGTGTCTTAACCGTATCTCCAAAAAGATAATTCATTAACCCCATTCTAAGTAATCCCATAAGTAATGGGTTCTCAACTAAAAGGTTTTCTTTACCTTCAGTAATCATTTTTAATACTTTATTCGCTTGTTTTTCTTGTCGTGTCATAATATTATAAATATTATCAGTTTTTAGTTTCTTCAGAGGTATCTGAAGAATTTGAAGAATTGTCTTTGGATTTTCTATATCCTAATAACGCAACTCCCATCCCAACAAATATGATAGATTGAGTAATAATGTCAACATCTTTATTAATAAATACTTTATCAATACTACCTAATAGAAAACAAAGAGTGCCTACCGATATGATTAATACACCCATTGTTCCACTACTTGATGTTTTACCATCACTATTGGATGTCATTTCTCCAAAAGAGAATTTTTTAATGTCAGTAATTTGTTTTTTAATAAACTCTTTCATATTACCTCCCTTGTCCTCTATTGGGTTTCTTGTAGTTTTTTGACCTTTTGTTGGTTGATTGTTTTTTTGAATATCTTCCTGTTTTTTTAGTTCCAAAAGTCACCTTTGCGGCTCCTGATGATTTTGATGTTTTTGATGCCATATTTGTTATTTTGCAATAAGTATTTCATTTTTATTTTCTGTTAATATTTATTAATAAAATATTTTATATGAAAAATTTATTTGAAATTTCCTCGGATGAAAGACAAAGGATATTAGAGATGCATGAGACCGCAACTAAAAAAAATTATATGTTTGAGCAAAAACCTCTACAAGCCTCAGCAACACCAAATACCTCAAGTGATATTAAAAGTGACTACAAGATTAAAGGTGCTTCAGAACATACCGATGAAAGTTTTAATAAATTAAAAGAACTTTCAGACAAAAAATTTGGTAGTGGTAAATACGATATCATTAGTCCTACATGGGGTTATATATCTTTATCTGATGATGTTCTAAAAAAATATTATGAATCTTTAAGTGGAGATTACGGAGCAACTAAAATTGAAAATGATAAAGAACTTTTTGTCGATAAAGATGAAAATAGAGTTAAATACATTAAATATTCTCCTGATGGTACTAGAAGAGAGGAAGTTGTTTCAGGACCAATACCTCTATATCAAATTATGAAGAATCATTTATATGGTGCGTTCGGAACAACTGCAGCAAATAGAAATTTCAATACACAACAAATAATTGCCGATTTTTATAAGGACCCAAAAAACGAAGATAATTTTATTAGTTTTTGTAAAATAATAAAACCTAATAGTGTTTTTAAATTAGAAAAATTTCCAGGTTTAGAACAAAAATGTGGCGCAGACTTTAATTGGACTGAATTTTTAGAAGAAATAGGGCCTGATAAGTATATAAAGGCTCAGTCATAATCAGACCCTATTAATTCATTTAAATTCATATTTACCATGAGGACAAATAGTACCACTGCGAACGTCTGAGTTTTTTACAAAATCTGTACGTAACTCTAAATCGTTAGTTTCAAAATCAACAAAAACAAAAACATCAATTATATTTTCTTCATTTTGAATAACTCGACAATGAATTGCAGTCTCATCTTCAAATAGTGTGATAAATTCTTTGATACTATAGGATACAGGTGAATTAGAACCTTCAGTAACTATCAAAATGTTATTATCAACATTGAATTCATATGTAGTTTTTACTGAAGATAATCCAAAAGGGGTAATACCTTTGGATAAGATGCTGTCAATGTCTTGGTTTTTAGAATAATCGTAAAAGTAACATGTATCTGTGTATACAAACAATGATTGAGAACTGCCAGCTAAACTGATTAAGGTTACGATTAAAGTGAAGATTGTGTTTTTCATAGTTGTTGACTTTTTAATTATTTCTACAAATATACAATACTATATTTAATTGTCCAAACATATTTATACATTATATGAAAACAATTTTTACAATAGACAACGCAGAAAAACAAAGAATTTTGGAAATGCACATAGGCGCAACAAAAAGAGGGTATTTATCCGAACAGGTATCGGCTAAAGAATTTAAGGCGTCTACTGACAGTATGAGGATGTATAATTTCCCAAATGAGAAAGCTAACAGCTCAAATTCAAAGTATGGATTACAAGGTGATAGTAAATTAGAAAATTATTATTTTACATCAACAATTGCCGACATTGTAGTACAAAGTAAAAAAGATGAATCTGAGTATCTTGTAAATTTTAAACCTTTAAGTGATGCTAAAACGTATGTTGATTATATCAGTTTTAATGGTAAAGAAATAAACGGTAGTGGTACCCAAACTTTTAATATTAATAAAAATACAAAAATTGTGGCGACACATAATGGTCTTTTAGCGATTAAAAGAATAATGGACCAAATGAAGGAGTCAAATTATAATGGTGAAAATGCGAAGGTTACGGTAACAATTGCTGGAGAAAAAAGAAGTTCGCAATTTAAAACATACGACCCAAATAGAGCTAAAAATATAGGACCAACTGCGAATTCAATAATACGATACATTGCAACACTAATTGTTCCAAAACAAAATAGACCACAAATTGATGATGAAATTGTTAACGTAATTAAGTCAAAAACAAGTGATGAAATTAAAGATTTCATTGGTAAAGTGATTGATAGTTCATTGGTTGCTAATTTTTTACCTGACCAAAAAGAGTGGAGGGACATTAAAGAAAAATACAAACTCAAAGGTAGTGAAAGTACTAATTTATCACCATTACTTGATAAGGCGGAGTACGGAAGAGATGGATTAGACCAAAAATTATGGGAAGATTTTTGGAAAACATATCGAGATACTTACCTATACAATTACTCCCAGTATGTTACCGATTTATACCCGAATGAAGCTCAAAAATTGATTTTGGATATGTCAAAATCAATACAGACACAAAATGCTGTCTCGTCGTTAAAAGATACATTTAATGGGTTATTTAAGGAAAAAACATACTCAACTGTAGGACAGACACAAAACAAACAATCCTCAGGTGAACGAAGTTATGAGGTTGGTAAATAAGTGAAATCTCATGGTTCAGGACAAAAAACGGATGAGTAGTCAGGAACTCGTAAAGTATCCTCAAAGTTTGACAACATAACCCCATCGTATAGGTAATTCTCAAATGGAAGTACCACCGCAGTATCACCAAGATTTGGAACCAAACAACGAACCAATCGAACATTTTCAGTTTTTGAGACGACTTTATTCATTCCACAGCTTGAGACTACTAAAATTAACAATGCAAAAAATAAGTTCTTCATAGTGATTGATTTTTTAATTATTTCTACAAATATACATAAAATAATCATCTGTACAAATATATTTATGAAAAAGAATTTGATTTTTTCAAATTCATAAACTTTAAACCCAAATAAATGGATAGTGATGACTTGGAGACAAATATTCCGCAAAAACATAGCAACATATTGTCTAATGGCTGGAATGTTCTTCAACCCTTTAGGCTTCGATATCATTTTCAAAATGATGTTAGATGCTACGAATTCTTATTGGATTACCACAGGTATTTTCTATGGTATTGCACTATCATTCTTTGGATTGTATTTTTTATTTCGTGAGAAAAAATGAATTTAGATAATTTAATTAAAAAAGTCCTTAAAGAGGAGGTTAAACCAACTATCTCCGAAGGTTTACAATATCATTTAAGAAACGACATACCAATAACTGAGAATATATACCGACCACATTCGGAAGAATTCTTTAATTTAATTAATGAAGTTAGAGAACTTTTTTATGAAGGTGAAATTAGTCTAAATGAAGAAGAAATTGAATTAATTGAAACCAACATTGGAAAAAAGGTTAAATTATCTAATGGGAAAGAAGTTTATTTGGATATTCCATTATCTGAGGAGTTCATTAACGAAGCTGAGTATAATGGTAAAAAAGTTGAACTTGGAAAACCAAGAAGAAATACTGGAGGTGGTAAAAAATACGTAGTTTACGTTAAGAACCCATCCACAGGAAGAGTAAAGAAAATCTCATTTGGCGATGTTAAAGGTGGACTAACTGCCAAAGTATCAAATCCAAAGGCTCGTAAAGCATTTGCATCAAGACACCAATGTGCAAAAAAGAAAGATAGAATGACTGCGGGATATTGGGCGTGTCGTTTAAATCGTTTTGGTCATCTTTGGGGTGGAAAAACTTATCCAGGTTTTTGGTAATATGAAGCCATACGAAGATTTAGAAATTTCAGAAAAATCAAAAATTAGAATATTTGAATCAAATGTTGATTCAGGTGAACTACATTGGCATAGAGATAGGGAAGATAGGATTGTTGAAGTTTTGGAGGGAAATGGTTGGAAATTACAATTGGATAATCAATTACCTGTTGAAATGGAAATAGGTAAAAAGTACTTCATCCCTGAAGGGGTTTATCACAGGACTATAAAAGGTAACGGAGATTTAAAAATAAAGATTACTTTTTAAGAAGAGAAACGTTTAACTAATTTCTCAATCACATGTTTCAAGAAGTTTCCACCTGTGGTAATTAATCCATAGCCAGCGATAGAACGAGCAATCATCTCAATATCAGAAGGATTAAAATGTTTCTGACTTACCATGTCGTAAATTAAGGGAAGTAAAGGAACCAAGAATGCGTAACTTAACATACTTAACATATTAAAAGAAACTATATTTAAACTTTTAATAAATGATAAAAATGTCGATTCTAAATCTTTTGCTTTTTTTAATGTTAGTTTAAAATAGTTTAGTAAGTTTCTGTCTTTTAAATGACTAACCAAATTTTTAATTACCTCTTTGTTTTCATAAAAGATAACACTAACTACCGAAACTAAAATTAATGATAAATCAGCGTCTGATAGTTCAGGATTTTTACCCTGTAACCACTGAGATACTGGTGATATGAAACCTCCTATAGACGCTCCCCATGTAAGAAGCATTGATAAGTTAATACCTGTTTGTTTGTAAGTGTCAGAAACAATTTTTTTAGTCAACTCAACAGACTCGTCCTGAATTGACTTCATATTCTCAGATACGGACTCAACAATAAGTCTTTTTTGTGATTCGCTTATTACCACCTTTAACATATTTATAAATATATGTCAAAAAGAATTAATCCTGAATTAAAGGTTGGTGATAGAATTGTTTTAATTCACACCTCTGATGACTCAATCCCATTTGGTACAAAGGGAGTTGTTAAAGGTATAAAAAAATTCTCAACTTGGGAACAATACGATATTAAATGGGATAATGGTTCAAGTTTATTTTTACTTGATGACGATAAATGGATGTACGAAGAAGATTTTAAAAGTAGAAAATCAAGCGTTAAAGAATCAATGGACGATATCGGTAGACACTCCAAGACTATCAAGTATTTTAAAATGGCAATACTTAGAAAGTTTTTGGAAAAATTAAGAGAGTCAGGGGTTATCAATATGTTTGCGGCAGGTCCTTACCTATGGATGGGTAAAGAAAGAATATTAAATCAGCATAGATACCAAGACACTAACGAAGAGTTTGATGAGTTGTTAGAAATGGCTGACGAAGCTCAATCACTTATGATTAATGGATGTATTAAGAAGCTCCAAGATAATGGTAAGGAAGTAAGTACTGAAAGTATTAACAGATGTTTACAAAGAAGTTCATCAGATGTTTTGAATTTTTGGATGGACCACTATGCGTGAGTTAGAAAGATAGGATTTCTTTCACCAAAAGAACCACCAATAATATTATAGTCGTAATATTCATAAGCTTCTTCTTCAGACATGTCTTCCATTAGTTTTTCGATGATTTTGTCTCGAGAATATAGTATCCTTATATCACCACCAAATTCCTCAGTAATACCTACAATACAATCATCAAATCCTGTTAATAGGATTGCTCCTTCGGCAAGTTCATTTATATCATCGATTGTCATAATTCTGAGATATTAATTCCATCTTTATCTTTATCACTCATTTTCAACTTGAATGTAAAACCAGAGGTTATTTTAGTAATTGTTTCTCTAACCTCCTCAACACTCTCCCAATTGATTGACACTTCGTGTTCAGGTGAATATTCTTCATCAACCAAATAATTAACAATTGTTCCACTTTGTAATGTTAGAAATCCGTGAGCGTATCCATGAGGAACATACAATGAGTCTCCCTCATTCATCATAAAATCAAAAGTTTTACCGAAGTTTGGATTTAGTTTATCTACACAAACACAGAAATCTAAAATTCGTCCTTGAATTACCATTACTTGTTTTGATTGTGACTTTGGGTATTTTTGAAGATGTAGCCCTCTAAAAACCATTATATCATCATTTATACTAATATTTGATTGAACCCATTTATCGGATAATTTAATTGGGGTAAAGGAACCTCTGTGGTCTTTAAAAACTCGTTGTTTACTTAATTCAGGTGTCATAAACATAAGTTTAATTTATTTATCTTTTTTTGTCAAATGAATATGTCAACATATTTATCAATAAAACTAAGAATATGAATTCATACTTTTTAAACATTTCTGAAGAAGAAAAGAAATCAATTAAAGAAAAACATACAAAACTTTATGATGGATACGTAACTCGTGAAGGTAAAGGTCCGTCTGAAACACCACTAACTATAGGTGATTATGCTTTAGATACTGAAGGTGTTACCGTTAATAATAAGGGTGATGTTACCGAATATAGAAATACAAACATTAACAAGAAACTTAAAAAAACTTGTGATGAGTGTGGTGGGTTATATGAAGGAGCAATGTGTGAACAATGTTCATCAATGAAAGAAGGAGAGCAATGTGAACAATGTGGTGGTGAAATGAGAGAGGGGGAACAATGTGAACAATGTGCAACTAAATCATACACCATGGAAGAGATTGAAGAAAATGTTAAATTAAAATCTAAAGCTCCACTTGTTTCCGAACAAATTCAGGAGTCATTAAAATGGTTTAAGAAAATTATCTAAAGATGATTAAAGAGATAGTTGAATACTACTATAATCAAAAATCTCAAACATTACAAGTTTCTTTCAGAATCGATGAGGATACTGAAGATTACATTAGAGAAGACGAATTTGAGATTGACTATTTAAGTAATTCTGGGTACTCAATTTTAGAAAACTTTGAAGAGTCGGATATCCCAATCACATATGAAGAGGAGACCGATGATTTTATCCTTGATGATGATTTCATTGAAGACACCGAATATGGTATAGATGAGTCCGAACTCAAATTGTTCTTAATTGAATATTATAAGTCAAATCCAAAAAAATTACCATTACCCGTAATATTTTAAGGACCAACCATTGTTAGTGTAAATGTTACATTCTTACCTTGGAAACAATTGTTATTCGAGCGTAGTACTAACCTTTCCAAATTATCCTCGACAATATCAAAGATAAATGTTCGACCATTGATTTCTGAAACAATGTGCCCTGACCCATGGTATTCGTAGTTACGAGTTACATAAAAAAATTCATCAGACCACTCAGTTTCACTATACTGGTTTAATACAGGGTTAAAGAAAATTCTATCATTAGAAAACTTCATCTTTGTAATCCCAACAAAAATTGTGTCAATTGGGAAAACTGAGTCGCCTGACACTAAAGTATCTGAAGGCACTAATGACTCATTATCGATAGTAATGTAATCAAAAACATACTCTCCACTTAAAGTAGGATAAGTCGGCTCTTCATAAACTTCACAAGACATTACCGACAACGATATTAGAATACAAAACAATAAATTTTTCATATGGCTAATATACACAATATTTATTATTTCAAGGATATTTATTTATAAAAAATGATTAAAGACGTTGACTATATAATCGACTTACTTAAAACCTACACTTTTAACGAAAAAGGTAAAAAATCCGAAGGTGAGATTGGAGAACAAGATGCTGCCGCTACAGGTGGTGGTGGAGGGGCTAAAGCAATGCCAAAGTGGTCTGATTTATATCAAACAAAACGAGGTAAAGCCAACATGTTAGGTAAAAAAGGTGAGGTTTGGTCAACAGGTATTGGTCGAGGAGTTGCAAATCAGATTTGGTAATGGGAGAAAACAAACAAGAAATATTAGAAAGGGTTTTATTGTTAATGAATTATGACAATAAAAGAACTTTGTCCGAGAACTACTCTTCGTTGATTTTGGAACAATTTAGTGTTAATACGTTAATTGACGAATTAAATAAGTATGATTGGAAAAATCCTAATAGTGTACAAAACTTAGATAACAAACTCTATCAATATGCAACACTACTAAATTCAATGTCCTTACCTCAATTATATAAATTAAGAAGGGATAAATTATTAAGTAGAAGTGTGTCATTAATGGGTAGTAAATCATATACACCAGCTTCATTAATTTTAGATAAAACAATTTACGAAAAAGAGTTAAAAGATTTTAATGATAAGAAATCTAAAGGTATTACTCGAACTAAGAATGAATTTGGTGTTGATGTTCCTTTGAAGACTCCAACTGACGTTACGTCTAATTTAATTACGCCAAACTACTTTAGATTTTTAGAACCTGCGAGCAGAATAATCAAAGGGTATGAAAACACCCAAAGAACTGAGACTAAGAAAGCCCAAGAAAAATCACAAAATTGTGAAAAGTCTAAAGGGTTTAATCTAATTAGTAGTGTTGGTAAAAATCCATTTAAAGATAAGATAGGTAAGAACGGGTCCGACGCTTTTAGACAATGGTTTAGAACAAATTACCCATCAGCCGCTCAAACATATAGTTTATCACAAACAGGACCAATGTGGAATAAAAACATGTCTTTAGCTGTTAATCATAACACTAAATGTGGATGGGGGGTTGTGTTTAATAGATGGAACTATGATATATCTTTAGGTAATTTAAGTACCGCATCAAAAAATTCGGAGGATTTTATTTTAAACGGGACCCCAACTGAATATGATAAAGTAACAAGTTTAAAAGTTAAAGAACCAAAAGATAGTTTTCCACCTGTTAGTTTCAAAGACGCAAAAAATTTAAAATGGGATTTGGGTAATGAAAAAGTGCAAATGTCTATAAGAGAATGGAATTTAATGAATGGATTTGATGAATTTTATGGTATTGAGAAATTTAGACCCGCTAGTGACACTGAAAATGGTGGTAAAAAGATTACAGACGATTTATTTAAAGTAGATATTACTCAGTCGCCAGATGTTACTAATACAAAATATTCTAATATAAATTTTGACTCAATCTCACAAGCATCTGAGAATTTAAAGTGGATTGAGGGGGTTAAGAAAGAATTAAAAATGAATTCTTTTGTGACTAATGCATTTACCGATGAAGAAATTGATAAGGCAATAAATGAGAAGGGAATGAGAGCTATAGAATTTTTGTTAGATGTTGCCGATGGTAAAGTTAGATATAAAGGGTATACTTTAGGTGGTAAATACAGAGATAAAGACGGGTCAGTAAAAATACAAAAAGGAGTATATTATGATATCCCTGAAGATACACCTTTTTGGGATGATTATGGTACAATGATACAAATTGGGGGAATTATATTAGCATCTATTGTTAGTGGGGGAGCCGCAGCAGTCTTAGGGGGGAGTGCGTTATCTACAACATTAATGGTTACTGCCGCGGATGTTGGAATTAATTTATATTCTGCAAGACAAAACCAAAGAGCGGGTAAATATGATGAAGCAAAATTAGATGTTGCTATTGCGTTTATGGGGGCGTTTGCGGAGTTACCTATAATATCTAAGTTCTTAACTGGTGGAGTTGATGACTGGACTAGGAAGGCATTTACTCAAAAAATGAGAGATGCAAATCTAAAAAGCTACCAAGATTTGGTAAACTTCAATTCTAATTTAACAACAACTGAACAGAAACTATTCCAGGATTTACTATCAAATAATGAATTTCAACAACAATTAAGTTCTTTTGCTAGAGGTAAAATACAACAATCATTGGCAGAAAATATTGGGACTGCAAAAACAAACTTAATCAAATCTATGCTTAGGGAGGCGGGTGCTAAAGGTGCAATCACGTTGTCACCAATGTTAGGGTACTACGGTTTTAAACTAATGGCAACAATTAGTAATTTACATAAAAAGATTTATGGTACTGATATTACCCAAAGTCAATTTGAGAGATGGAATGAATGGGTTAAAAAGAATAGAAGTGGTGTTGATTATGATGACGTTGCAGATGAAATCATGAATAATCCGGCGTTATATCAGGAAGCGTTAGGGACCATTACAAAACAAGAAAGAGAAAAATTTGGAAAGTACGAAACAATAGACCCTAAAACGGGTAAAAAAGTTAATTTACAAAGTTATTGTCTTGAGTTAAAAGAAAATATGGATAGTTTGACTAAGACATATGAGGAACAAGAAAAATTACTTGATGAAATATCAAACATTCCTAGTGACTAAATATTTATTAATACATTATATAGAATTATGAAAAACACATTGATAATTGAAGAAGTTAAAAGATTACATGAAATAATGGGAATTAATCCCAAAAAAATACTTTTAGAAAGTGTTGGTCAAGCTTGGTTTGAATCACTTATGAAAGACATTATTGAGGGAGCCGCTAGAAATGCGGATGGTATTTCGGACGACATATTAGATGAAGAAGCGTATAACGCTATTAAACCTTGGATAAAAAACCAATTTAATCTGTCAAACCCAGATGAGAATGAAATTAAGGCATATTTGAAACTGATTAACGATGATTTGACTTCAGGTAAATCTTTGACCGAAATTGGTTCAGGATTCGAATGGTATAAATTATTAGATGATGTTGTTAAAAGAAATGAATCTTTTTATACTAGATTAATTGATGATATGATTGAATCAGGGGAGTTTGAACAAATTGCTGATTTGTTGGTTTCAACCGACTCGGCTAATAAAATATTAGCAAGCGGACCTGAAACTAATCCTAAAATATATAATTCATTAATTGATAATTTAAATAAGTTAAAGACAGCAATTGACGAGTCCTCAATGGACGAGAATTTGAAAAAAATCATAAGTGATAAAATGGGTTTAAATAGAATCCCAGTAAAGTCCTCAATACCTGATATCGATGAAGCTTTTTCTCAATTAGCTAGAAAAATAAAAGGTGAAAACATAAAATATGATGATTTAGTCAACTTATATGAGAGAGCTGTTGTCTACCCCAAATCTTTTAATTTTGAAAACATCTCTAAAAGAATGAATGAGATAAAAGCGGCAACTAAACCAAGTGATTTATATTTTGGGTACATACCTAATATTGAAGCCTTTGTAACCAAAGGGGCAAATAGATTTAAATTATATGATAAATTATATAGGGTGTTTAAGGGACAACCTAATAAAACAGTTTATATTATTTGTGCGTGGGTACTTGCGTTAACTAAGCTTTGTTTACTACAAAAATCAATTAAACTTGCTTGGCAGTTAGGTATTAAATCAGGTATAAATGTTGATGTGTATGAGGCAATGTATGGAGATTTAACGAACGTAATAAAAGATTTAGGTGGGTGTTTAATTGCTCCTTACGGAATAGTTAGTGACTTACTTGGTTATATACAAAGCGTAGAAGGTCTCGATGTTAAAGACAAAGAGGTTCAAGATAAGCTAAAACAAATGTTAAGTAATGACCAAGATAATTCTGATTATATAAAATTTGCAAATGGTCTGATTAAAGATGGTAAAGCAACCCAAAAAGATTTTGAAGATGCTGGACTACCAACAGATGGATTAAACTTTGGAGGTACAAATGTTAATACTTACGAACAAACAATGGATGACTTTAAGAAATTTTTAACTGATAATAAATTAGGGGTTGAGGATGCTAAAAACGATACTGACGATTCAGGGTATTGGAAGGCGAATGGTAAAGACTATAAGTATGACAAAACCGCTAAAACTTTTGTGGAGGACGAGGGCTAATATTATGAAACAGATTCTAATTTTAGAAAAAACAAAAGATGAACTAATTAAATTAGGGTATCAAAAGTGTACTGAAGAAAAATATAATCAATATAAAAAAGACACTACAAATTACGCAACCGCAATTTCTGACGATGGTAAGTATTACTATAAGAAAAAAACATCATCAGGAGGAGGAACTACAACTACTTATCCACCAACAGGTTTAGACCAAACTAAAGGTGATGAATTTAGAGCATGGATGAAAAAAAATTATCCTAGTTTTAAATGTGATGATGGGACTTCTTTATCTGAAACAGGTCAACCTGACAACACTTGTATTAGAAAGGCTTGGAAACAATATAACGAGGCATATAAACTATATAACGAGGTATATAATAAACCTGCAACTTCAACAGATGTTAAATCTACAAACGTAACTACACCTAAATCAGATACAACATCACAAACAAGTACCCAAAATACTTTAAATATTAATTGTAATGATAAATGGATAGATAATAACTATTTTGAAACTTACTTTGATGAAAATGCTGAGGTAAAGGCTAAAGAATTTGTCAAATGGATGAATTCAAAAAGATTTTATTTTAACCCAGGTGGTTTATTATTTGGTTTGTGCGGTTCTATAGATATACCACCATATGTTACTGGAAAGTTAATACACCAAAGTCCATTAGTTAAGTATTTGGCAACAAAAAAGAATTCTTTTAAGAATAAGGAAGGTGAAATTATTTATATTCCGTCTTTTGATTTTTGGAGAGATAATGTTGACACTATTTCTAAACCTGAAGTCTCTACTACAGACACTAAAACATCGACACAGACCGTATCAGAAACTATTCCAGCCGAGTTAAATAACCTTTTTGGAAAAGGTACTGCAATGTACACCCAAATAAATAAGCCAGGAGCTATTATGCCTGAAAGAAAGGCGTGTCGACAATTAATTGGTTTATATGAGGACGCATACTTTAAGTTTGGTGGAGAAAAAACTCCCCAAGGCATGACTAGAAATGAATTTGTTAACCAAATGAACAATACTAAGAAGTCAATTTACTATTGTATGAAAGAACATCCGGGGTTAAAAGATAAAAAATTCAACAAATTCCTTAATATGTCAGACAGAGATTGGGCAATAAATTTGTTTAATTTAAAGGCAAACACAATACAAGAAAATAACATGAATACAATAGAAAAATCTTTAAGAGGAAAATTGGTTGAGACCAAAATGATTAAATCACTTAAAGTTGAATTACATAAGAAAAAATTAGACCATATTGCTGAAAACTTCTATAAAGAAAATTATAGAAAGTTTTTCACACAGATATTTGAACACACTAAAATGTTACAAAACTCAAATGGGTTATTAACTGAAGATGTGAGTGACTCGTTCCAAACAGCGTTTAATAGTTTATTTTTAGGTAATGAAGCTAAAATGAAAGAACAAACTATCTCCCATATTTTAAGAGAATTAAAGGTTGAACCAAATTCTCAAATAGGTATTGCAATTACAGATGAATTAAATAGTACACCTGATTCAGATGTGTCTAAATTATTATCAGACCCAACGTTCGTAGCTGGTAAGATTACTTCAGCAATTGATAAATCAGTTATACCACAAGATGTTGATGATGATAGTTTAGAAAGTATGCTAAAGTCTAATACTCTCAATAAAATGAGGTCAACTATGGATGATGTTAAATTTAAAATTGCAAACAAATTGACAGGAGTTTTGGATACGACAAGACAAAATGTTGAAAAGACATCTAATGAGATTAAGCAATCTTTTATTGATAAATTATCAAGTAAGTTGACAGATTTCTAAAAACTATTTTGGTAATCTTGCCAAATCTTTTGAAGTCCTTGACCCACAGCATCTGAAAATATATTAGGTTCTGTGGGTTTTTTTATTAACTTCATTCCAATCTCTTCGAGTG